CCCACACTCCAGCTCCTGTATTACAAGGAGCAAAGAACGGGACCCGTCATGGATCCCATGCCCGTCACGAACCAGTTCGGCCGACCCACTTAAGGGTATGCCAAGGTTGAACTAGTGTGACACTTAGACGCTCTTTCCCTACTAGGCCTTTGACAGGTTCCCTGCCGTAGGTTGCTGGAGTCCCGGGTCTTTCGAAGACCGGGCCCCAAGGGTTTGGGCGCGCCGCGTTTGACAACGCACTCTGTACGACCCCACCTGACTCCTTGTCATAGTACTGGGCCTTGGTTTCAACAGAGAGGATATCAAACCCTTCCCAGCCGTCAGGTTCACCGTTCTCTTCGTGGTGCACGTGCTCCCGAAGTGTACGGATTTCACCCATGCTCGTCACAATTCCAGACCCCCGGAGGGTTTCTGGTACTTTGCAACGTCCCCAGGCTCCTGTTACACGTCGCACCCAAGACTTCCATAGTCCCAGGTATGCGTCGTCGCAGTTCCCATCGGGTCCCTTTGTCCATATACGCAGCGAGTTAGCTGCATGAACGTAAGGAGGTACGATGGCCCACTTCTGTGGGTCTTGCCGGAGAAAGAAAGGCCGGACCGGTTCACCTTCGAACCAATCCGTACCGCAGCTCTCGAAGAACGCGCCTGCCAGGCACGACTTCGAGGTGTTCACGCTGAAGCCTAAGAACTCCAACGCATCGATCACTGCTTTCGCATCCTTTTGCGGAACGATGATGTCGTCCCCATAGACGGTACTCACACAGTGGTCATCCTCATCAACCAGGGTCAAAACAACCGCCCAAATGATAGCGGTCATTAACGGGAATGTAAACCCGTTGCCCATCGTACTGAAGATGTGAAGTTCCTCGAACTCACCCGTATCCGGCATCTTTACAAATGCCGAACGTGCGAGACATAAGAGGTGTAACCACTTCTCCGGAAGTAACCGGAACGCCACCCCACAGGAGATGCTATTCGATGCACTAGACAAGTCCAGTGTAGCAAGTCCCCACTCATGAGCCAAACTCGCGAGAGCCTGGTTGAATGCTTGTGTGGTAAGATCGATCCCAAAGCGCTTTAGCCTTTTGGCGAGGTACGAACCAATTCCTTTTTGGAGACGGCCATTTACGGCCACCTGGTTCTCAGCCTGCCTACGGGCTTTGGCACTCTTCGGAACAGTAAAGAACGTTCCCCCCCTAACTACACGTGGTTTCGGCCACTCTTGCGAGGTGATCTCACCAACGATAGCTTCATAGAAGGGTAATAGTTCCTCGGTGATGGTCGGGCATGCGTCGTATTTATCTGACGCCACGCTCCCAACCGCCGGGACACCGATGCAGCTACCTGGCCCAGGCTTGCAACCGTCGACGATCCAGTCGAAGGCTGTTTTGTCCAAAGGACCGAGTATGTTGCTTATCCTGCGCTTAACTTGCAGGGCCCACGGTGGAAGGTCCGGAGGAAACTCCCTCTTTCCCAACCTGTGTATGGGCAACACGCCGCCAAAGAAGCGGCCCCCGACAACTCTGCATTTCTCCTGGTCGCTACGAAAGCTTTCCAGGGCTTCCCGCTCTAACAAGAGGCCAATGTCAACAGTTTGGCTTTTGGAGAGAACCTTCACGGCCAAAACATCCTTGCGGAATTGCAAGTGATGCTGGTAGTGATAGGGGTCAATCTTCTTGCCTAGCAGTTGCTGCCACTCACCATTTGAGGCGAGCATATGGCAGGCCAAGGACACGGGTGTGTCCAATGTTTCGAACAGGTCGAGTGCTAGTCCGAACTCGCGTTCGTATGACACGACATGATCTTCTTCGGAGCTTCTCACGATAGCCTCCCGGCCGAACGGCCGTATCTAAATGAACCCCCCGCCGATGGAAGGGGGCTTAGCCAACAGTCCAATCGCTCGCGCGACTCCCTAACGCTTGCGCATAGCGCAGAGCGCGTCGAGAACATGACGTCCAACCTCAATGGCTTTCGCCAGGAGAGTGTAACACCACATCATCAAACAAAGGGATCCCGACCCGACAAGTATGCCGCGCCGGAGGTAGAGTTGACCCAGTTCTTGAACATCGTGTAGCGGCTGGTCCGCTCTTCGACGGTCATGTCCTGAGGGACGACTGCATTGAGATAGAAGTGCTCCGTAGACCGGACGATGTCGACCCCATCAACCTCTTGCGAGGTCGGGAAGTCGAACCGCACTGCCGGGCGATCCGTCGGGCGATTAGCCCGGGCGAAGTCGTACGACAGAAGGATGCGGTTGTCCAGCGCAGGAGACACCGCGGACCGCTCGAGGAAGACGATCTCCTTGGCGGTGCGGTTAGCCGCGACGAACGTGCGAGCGGCGGGAACTTCGTCGTTTATGACGATATTGGCAATAACGGCCATGATGTCTCAATCCTGTGCACATGCACATTTAAGGGTTGGTTAAAGCATCTTCTTGCCGATCTCAAGCATCGTAAATAGCTTTTCGAGGGCATTAGACGTTATTGGGGTAAATTTCACGCTCCCCAATCCAAGCGTGGCAGTGTTGAAAGTGTCGCGTCTGTGGGTAATCATAACCCCCTTCCCCGCTTCCAACAAGCTGCTGCCGGTGTACGTTCCTGTAACACGGACCGACTGGCGCGCCTTCACCGAGTACGTCCCAGAGATCTCAACGCCTGTTAAAGCGTTTAAACCAGTGAGGTATGACCCGACGTTAAAGAACCAATCGACGACAAAGGACAGCGGAACCGCTGCCCACCAAGCTTCTGCGGGGTTACCGGCCGTAAACGTGTATGGACGAGTCCATCGCACGTAGGCCACTGCCCGTGTAACTTGGCTCTCTTGGACCGTTGCAAAGGGCCCGTCACCCAAACCGACTCCGTCGGTATAGGTAAAGTCCTCGCGCAATGTAACCGTAATCCTGCGCCTATCCGGTTTTACCCGGTCCAGCGCGATCATAGCGTCTTGCAGGAGGTCGATGTTCGGTGCCAAACCGAACTTTACGGCAAGATCCATGTCGATGGCCTCGTCTAAACGAGTGTTCCATGACTTGGTCGGAGGGACCTTTACCCAGTGGCACACTTGCCTCTTGCGGGTTGGGTTTCGCGGGTCGCGTACCTTGCGGCAGACTTTCTTTCGAGAAGCCTTCCGTTTAGGTAGACGACACTTGCCTTTTCGCAGACAATCACGTGCATAACGCGCGTAGTCTGCAAACCCTGTTACAACTTTATCGAAAAGCTGCAGGGTTTCCCGGTACTCGCCGATCGATTCGGCGAAGCTCACACTCTCGGATACAATCTTATTCCGGAGAGCTACCTCCCAACTTACGTTGGACGGCCGCAAAGAGGGGAACGCCCACGAGGGCCTTAGTGTTCCACCTACTGCATACCAGACACCGTCTTGGAGACATGGATAGTCCCCATTCGGGTAGTAGTTCTGGAACCACCTAGGATACGCGATGTACCCATGGTAAGCCTCAGGCTGGTTAGTCAGATTTGCGATGAGATTGGACGGCTTTGCACGCCGCACAGTTTCCCGGTCTGAATGGTATTTTAAGCCAACACACTGCCAAGTCGGGTACCACGTTGATAAGACGCAGTCCTTGACCCATGTAGAGACTTCTTCAACCTTCCAGAGATACCTAGTTGCCATT